CTATATAACTTTTTTATGGCGCCTATATGTATGGATATATGGACATAAATAAGATATTTAACTTATTTGACTCCGGTTCTGAAGATAAAATAAAAGAAGATACACAAATTGTGTTTGTCGACTTTAAAGAACATCCTGCCTATTGGTTAGGTATGTTTAAAAAATTGATCCAAAATCATAAGCTATTTAAAAGGAAAATAGTTTCATTCCTAGAAAAGTCAGAACCAGAATTAGAATTAGGAGACTTAGACCTGGTAGGTGATGATCTTGCCTATGAAAGGGCTTGGTACTATGCTTCAAAATTTGATCCTAGCTTGGAAATACATAAAGAGTCCATTAACCTTATATTAGATGAATACCTTGAAAAAGCTATTGATGAAACAATACTTTACTTTCAGAACAAAGAAGAGTATGAAAAATGCGCTCATTTAAAGAAAATTTTAGATGAAGTAAAGAAGCTTCAAGGATAATTTGGCCCCCAAAATCTTTTTACTTAATATTCGATATCGGAGGGTTTGAGACATTAGGAATGACTGAGGAAATAGAGGGGTTTGAGACAAGGGATGAGATGGATGATAGACGGGGGTAAATAAGGGATAAATAGAATATATGAAAAATAGGAATATTATAATGAGACGTTTGGAAAAAGCAGAAGGGCAGATTGAGAAACTGTATTTCTTTCTCCAACGTGGTGGTAGTCAAGAAGATGTAAAGGAGGTATTAGTTACTTTACGTGAGGCTATTGATGATGCTAAAGTTTTTATTAACCAAGAACCATTAGGACCAAATGAACTTAACGGCTGAACAAATCCAAGATAATTGGAATAAATTAATGGGTTTCATTGATACTTATATCTCTGAACCTCGTAAAGATAATCTGAAAAAACTTTATGAAAAGTATGCTGAGCGTTTAATGTTGATGCCTGCTGCTCATAAAAAAGAATACCATAATGCATTTCCAGGTGGTTATATAGAACATGTTAATAGAGTTATAGAAGCAGCTATTAAGTTAGAAGAAGTATGGGAAGAATTTGGATGTGATAATTCTACTTATACACTTGAAGAACTTGTCTTCTCAGCTATGAATCATGACTTAGGTAAGATGGGTGATGAAGAACATGAATCTTATATCCCTCAGGATGATAAATGGAGAAAAGAAAAACTAGGAGAAGATTATAAGTTTAATGATAAATTAGCTTTTGCATCTGTTCCTGATAGAGGTTTATTCTTACTTCAGTCTCATGGTGTTCAATATACTTTTAATGAAATGGTAGCTATTCAGACTCATGATGGTTTATATGATAAGGCAAATGAGAAATATTTGATGACTTATATGCCTGAGTTAAAACCAAGAACTAGTTTACCTTATATTATACACCAGGCTGATTTAATGGCTGCTCGTATTGAGTTTGAACGTGAATGGTTTCCTAAATTTAAAGGTAACTTGGAAGTGTCAAAGAAGCCATTTACATTAGAGACGAAAAAATCAGCACCTGTTACTTCAGCAAATAAAGCTAAAGCTTTAGGAAGTTTAAAAAATGAGGGGCTAAAAAATTTATTAGATAATTTATGATATTAGCAATTATTATTCTTTCAATATTGGTCGTGATTTTAGGATACACGACCTTTAACCTTCTTAAAAAGAATGAAAAACAAGAAGATATTCTAGCAGGATATATGTCTTACTTAAATAAAATTTCAGACACAATTGAACAGGCAGATGAAAAATTAAAAGAAGTAGACTATAAAGGTTCCTTTAAATCTGATGATGAGGTAGGTTTTGTTTTTGAACAAATTAAAACTATTCAAACAATATTGAATACTTTTATAATCAAAGATATTAAGTAATGGAACTAGTGATGGTAAAAAAGAAAAAAGGAGTACAGTACTTTACCCAAGAAACAGAAGACTCAATAGTATTATATAATAACACTTCTGACCCAGAAACAAGAAGTCGTTTGTATAATGATAAAATTCATTATGCTTTTTTTAAATTAACAGAAAATATAATTCATACATTTAAGTTTTATTATACAGAAGTAGATGAAATTGAACATCTACAACATGAAGTAATTACATTTCTACTTAGTAAAATTCATTTATATGATCAATCTAAAGGTACAAAAGCATACTCTTATTTTGGAACCATTGCTAAACGTTATTTAATACTTTCAAATCAAAAGAACTATAAAAAACGTATTGATACTGCTCCTGTAGAACTTTTAGAAGAAGATGAAACATATTCTTACACTATAGATGATTCTTCTTCAGATGAAAGACTATCTCTTTTTATAGATGATTTTACAGATTATGTTACTGAACATATTTTTGAATTATTCCCAAAAGAATATGATGCTCAAATAGCTGATGCTATTTTAGAATTATTTCGTAAAAGAGAATATTTAGATGTATTTAATAAAAAAGCACTTTACATTTATATCCGTGAACAAGTTGATGCTAAAACACCTAAAATAACTAAAATAGCTAATCAACTTTATGACATCTTTAAAAAAGGTTATATATTTTATTTAGAACACGGATATACAAATTTTTAAGTTTCATATTTATAAGAAACTAATTGTATATTTATGTCACAATTTGATAACGTAGTCTTTGGTAAGAAAAAATTTTCTGATATTTTAGAAGAAATTTATACTAACCAACAGAAAAAAGATAAACAAGTCTCTGCTCTTATAAATGAGCTAAAACCTCTTATTTCCGATATTGGTGATGCTACTTTAGTAGTTCCTTTAATTAAAGAATATATGGAGATTAGTGTTAAAAATGATGACTTATTAATTAAAATGGCTGCTTTAGCTCAACGAGCTATGAACACTCAAGCACCAGATGGTTCATTAACTATCTCAGATGAGGAAAAAGAACAACTATTAGCAGCAATGAATGATCTTAAAGGGAAAAAATAATGTTTGCTAGTAATAGTTTATTTAGAACCATTGTACAAGAAAGTCAAAGACTTGAACGTAATGGTACTTTTACAATTACCCCTGTAAGAGTAAAATATACTTTTCTTAATCTAGAACAAACAAAAAAAGACTACCCTGAAATATATGCTAAGTATGGCGAAGACTTTGCTTTAAATGGAATTCTATTTGATTCAATTACTGCCCCAACTCCAAATACTAAATCTAAAAATTTAGATTATTATATATTTGCTAAACCTTTATTTCCTAATTTCAGACAAGTTCCTCTTGTTAATGAAATAGCTTATGTAATAACATTACCATCAGTTAATTTACAAGACCCAAGTTTTATTAACTTAAATGATCAAGAATTTTATTACTTTCTTCCTATAAATCTTTGGAATAGTGTTCATAATAATGCCTTACCTAATCCTTTAGATACAACAACTAAAACACCCTCAGAACAAAAATCAATACAACAAATTGAAGCAGGTTCTAAAATAAAAGTAACAGATGGAGTTAATGATATTGATTTAGGAGAAACATTTGAAGAACAAGCTGATATTAAAAATTTACAACCTTTTGAAGGTGATGTAATTTTTGAAGGTAGATGGGGTCAATCCTTTAGATTTGGTTCCACAGTAACTGGAAGTAATGGATTGCCTTATTTAGGTAACCAATGGTCTGATAAGACTTTGCTAGGTAATCAAGGCGATCCTATCTTAATTATAAGAAATGGACAACATAATGATGGTAAAGAAGCTTGGAAACCTATATTAGAAGATATTAATAAAGATCCTGCTTCTATCTATATGGGATCAACCCAAAAAATCCCATTAACTCCAGCGGCTAGTTCTTATGAAAGTTATTATTACCCTCCTACAAACCCTAAAGAATATTCAGGTAACCAATTAATTCTTAATTCAGGTAGAGTAGTCTTAAACTCAAATAATGATCATATATTACTTTCATCTAATAAGTCTGTAAATTTAAATGCTGTTGAAAGTGTAAATATAGATACTAAAGATTTTATTATTTCTTCAAATACTCTTTTAGGAGGAAAAGATGCTACAGAAGCTTTATTAAAAGGAAATACAACTATAGGAATATTAAATGAGGTAATAGATAATATTCAAACGTTATCTGATACTTTACAAACTCTAATCTCCCAACCAGCTGGTACTAATTTTGCTACTTTAGCTGCTAATGCAGGAGCTGTTTCAAGAAACTTAACTTCATTAAAAAATGAATTAACTAATAAAACATTATCAACTAAAAGCTTTACAATATAATGGCTTTACCAATAAATAAAGATATCGCCCTTCAAATAGCTAAACAAAAAGCAAAAGAAGCTATAGCTCAAAAAGCTGCTAAAGCTGCTATGGAACAAGCTAAAAAACTTAGAGAAGCTAAAACTTTACCTAAACCTGAAGGAGTTATTGATATTAAAGCATTATCTAAAACAGTTAGAGCATCACAACCAGATGATCAAAAACCAAAAGGTTTAGCTAAATTTGGTAAACTTATAACTGATAATGGTTTACAATTAGCTCAAGCTGCCTTACCAGCGGCTAAAGCTTACGCTGTACAATTAGCTATAGATACAGCTTCAGAAAATCTTCCAGATGTATGTCCTAGTCAAGAAATAATAGATTCTATTATAACCCCATTAACTAATTTAATAGAAAGTATAAATTCAACAGCTACAATTACTCAAGATATAAATAAATTAATGCAAGATGTATCAACAGGAGTAACAGTTGTTTCTACTACATCAACTATTCTTAATGCCTTAATTCCTGGATTAACAACAGCAGCAGATGCTTCTCCTTTAGCCCCAGGTTTCTTAGTTTCAGCTATTGATAAAATTGATTATGTTAATAAAAAAATAATTTTTAAAAATGATGGTACTCCTAGATTACCTGAAATTATATCAAATGTA